TGACACACTCTAAACCCAATGTTGCTCAAGTACCGGCAGGTAATGCACCCTACGGTAAACAGTGCAGAGAGGTTTGGACAGTGCCTACAGGCTACAGGCTAGTAGGTATGGACGCAAGTGGCTTGGAATTACGTATGCTTGCACACTACATGAACGATAAGGATTACACTAATGAAATTCTCAATGGAGATATTCACACGGCAAACCAGTTGGCTTCGGGCGTTGAAACTCGAAACCAAGCAAAGACTTTTATCTACGCTTTCCTTTACGGCGCAGGAGATGCGAAAATCGGAAGTATCATCGGAGGAAGTGCAAGAGATGGTAAGCGACTTAAGGAACAGTTCCTCCGAAATACGCCTGCTCTTAGAAAGCTACGAGAACGAGTTGTTGTGGCTGCAAGAAGAGGTTATGTTCTTGGACTGGATGGGCGAAGGGTCGCTGTACGGTCAGAACACGCGGCACTAAATACTCTACTACAGAGCGCAGGTGCAATCGTTATGAAGAAAGCACTGTGCCTACTGGACGAGTACGCTCAACTACACAAGATTGATTACAAGTTTATAGGAAACATACACGATGAAATCCAGACGGAGGTCGCAGAGAAGGACGCAGAAAGGTTTGGATGGCTCGCAACTGCTTGCATTGAAGCGGCAGGAAAACACTACAACCTCAACTGCCCTTTGGCAGGGGAGTACCAAGTCGGAGGAGACTGGAGTGAAACCCACTAAAGCGGACAGGAAGAAGTTTGACATTGATTTAGCATACGGCGAGGTAAGGGAAGATAAGATTGCTGATATGCTAACCAACAAGAAGATTGAAGTTAAGTCAGAGAAAGAACTCTGGCAGAAGACAGGAAACATTTGCATAGAGTATGAGTCATGGGGTAAGCCGTCTGGGATTGAAGCCACAGAGTCTGACTACTGGTTCCACAATCTATGCGTAGGGGACGACGAGTACTGCACCTTGGTGTTTGATACGAAAGTCTTAAAGAAAATAATTAGTGCTAACAAGTTCAGGTCAGTGGCAGGAGGCGATAACAACGCCAGCCGGATGCACCTGATTCCGTTAAACAAACTGTTCTTACCGGAAGCCATACAAGGATTCAAGGAATTAGAAGATGAAAACAACTGAGACTCTAGTAGACGATATATACGCCCTGATGGAAACAAAAGATGCAGACCCATCAGTAGACGTTGAAGCGGAGATTGAGAAGTATGGAGAGAACATTAAAGCCCTGATGCGTACAGAGTTTGGCAGAGAGAAGCGAAAGGATAACCGGACGCTCAGACTGTCGAACATAGGCCGCACAGACAAGTACCTGTGGAATCACGTACACGGTACTGATAAAGAGAAGATACAGCCACACACCTACGTCAAGTTTATGTACGGTCACATGGTTGAGGAGATGTTGTTGTTCCTTACACGCATGGCAGGACACACAGTCACAGACGAACAGAAGGTATGTAATGTAGGTGGTATTGTAGGACACATGGACTGCAAGATTGATGGTGTAGTTACCGACGTTAAGTCAGCCAGTGCTTTTGGCTTTAAGAAGTTTAAGGAAGGCAAGATACTGAATGACGACCCGTTCGGCTACGTAGACCAGATTAGAGCTTACGCACACTCAGAGAAGAGTCGTGACATTGGTTGGTTGGCTATTGATAAGACTAACGGTCACCTTACGTTCCTCAAGTACGACATGGACGGCAAAGAGTTCCAAGCCTACGAAGCCTTCAACGGCACAGTAGTAGAGCGAGTAGAACGCTTAAAAAAGCTCGTAGAGCAACCAGAACCGGAGGTGGTTTGCTATCAGCCGCAACCAGATGGCAAGTCAGGAAATTTAAAGTTGGCTGTTGGTTGCTCTTATTGCCAGTACAAAAAGCATTGTTATCCAGAGTTAAGGCTGTTCAACTATTCCTACGCTCCTAAGTATCTTTGCAAGGTAGTCAACGAACCTAACGTACAGGAGTTGAGCCTCGATGAGTAAAAAGAAATTTAGGTCAGGCTTGGAGTCAGCACTGTACGACCAACTCAACAAAGAGTTTAAGTACGAGCCATACAGACTGCCTTACACTATACACAGGAAGTACGTACCAGACTTTGTACATGAAGAGAAGGCAATACTAATCGAGGCAAAGGGTTACTTCAGGGTAGGCGACACACAAAAGTACACCGCCATCCGAGACTCGATGCCAGAATGGGAGTTAGTATTTGTCTTGTCAGACCCCCACAAGAAGGTACGTAAGGGTAGCAAGATGACTATGGGACAGTGGTGTGAGAAGGAAGGCTTTGCTCACTTCACTGTAAAGACTACGAAGGAATTACTAAAGTATGTGAGGGATAAAAATGTCGTTTGAAGAATACAAGGAACAGTTCCTACGCGACCACGACGAGATAATGGTACTGGAAGTGCTAGAGATTAACAGTGAGGAACTGTTGGAAGCATTTGAAGATAGACTGATTAGACATAGAGAGGATACTTATGAACATTGATAAGTTAATTCATAAAAACGATGAGTTGTTCGATGAGTTAGAGTTTTGGAAGTCAACAGCTATAGAGCGGGGCGCACCTGAAGATGCTTACGAAGACTGTCTTGAAAGCGTAGCGCGTATGTTTGAAGAGATTGACCCATACAACACAGGAGAAATACACGGATGAGCATTAATGACGCAACACCAGAGATGTGGGATAGACTAAAGTATGAAAAAAGGTACAAGGCGTTGGTAGAGGAAGAGCAGCGGTTAGAGATGGAGAACGACGAGTGGCTGACTGATTATGACCCTGTAGAAAGCCCAGTACATTACAACACTGGTTCTGTGGAGTGTATCGAGGCTATCAAAGCTAGTATGTCCGACACAGAGTTCAAAGGCTACCTCAAGGGTAACGCTATGAAGTACCTCTGGCGTTATGACTACAAGGGTAAGCCTGTAGAGGACTTAAAGAAAGCACAGTGGTACTTAGCTCGATTAACTGAAGAGGCTGAGTAAGTGAAGAAGTGGTGGAGGATATGGGCTAAGTCATTAGGCGAGAAGGTAGGGGAGACTGACAGCCAAGCTGATACAGTAGCAGTCATACGTACCTTCTGGTGGGTCGTTCATATCTTCACCTGCTTTATGATTATAATAGGTAACTTTAACAATTTAGGGTGGTTATGATGGAAGGTCAAACACACGGCGGTAAGGGTTCAGGGGTAAGACCTACTGACAAAAAGAAGTTTGAAAACAACTATGACGCTATCTTCGGTAAGAAGAAAGACAAAGACAAACAAGATAAGGAAAAAAAGAAGAATGGATAAGTATCAGCAGTTTATACACAAGTCACGTTACGCACGATGGATTAAAGAGGAAGGCCGTCGTGAGACATGGGAGGAGACAGTACAACGATATGTCGATTTTTGGACAGAACGTGGACAGATTGACAGCAAAGTGGCCAAGAAATTATACAACTCTATCCTGAACCTAGAAGTCATGCCATCAATGCGCTGTCTTATGACTGCCGGTGTAGCACTACAGAAGGACAACGTAGCAGGCTTTAACTGTAGTTACCTAGCCATTGACTCACCACGTAGCTTTGACGAGCTTATGTACGTGCTTATGTGCGGTACTGGTGTAGGGTTTAGTGTTGAACGTAACTTCATTACCAAGCTACCTGTAGTCGCAGAGTCATTCCACAAGACTGACAGTACGATTGTAGTAGGTGACAGCAAGGTAGGTTGGGCATCAGCGTTCCGTGAGCTTATCGCTATGCTGTACGCAGGTAAGATACCTAAGTGGGATATGTCCGGTGTACGACCCGCAGGTGCAAGACTAGAGACATTCGGTGGTCGAGCATCAGGGGCGCAACCCTTGGACGAGCTGTTTCACTTCTGTGTAGGTATATTCCAACAGGCGAAAGGTCGCAAATTGACGAGTATTGAGTGTCACGATGTAGTGTGTAAGGTTGCTGACATTGTAGTTGTTGGTGGTGTTAGACGTTCGGCATTGATTAGTCTGTCTAACCTATCAGACGGACGTATGGCTAAGGCTAAGTCAGGTGCATGGTGGGAGAACGATGGACACCGTAGACTGGCTAACAACAGCGTAGCGTACACAGAGAAGCCAGACTTCGAGGCTTTCCTTAATGAGATGCAGACATTGTATGAGTCTAAGTCAGGTGAACGTGGTTTGTTTAGTCGCGTAGCGGCACAGAAGATTGCAGCTAGGAATGGCCGTCGTGACCCTAATCAGGACTTCGGTACTAACCCTTGCTCTGAGATTATCCTACGCAGTAATCAGTTCTGTAACTTGTCAGAGATTGTAGTACGAGAGGATGACACGGAAGAGACGTTGAAAGCTAAGGCAGAAGTAGCGGCTATCATTGGCACACTACAGGCTACCTTGACTGACTTCAGATACTTACGTAACATCTGGAAGAAGAACACAGAGGAAGAGGCTTTGCTAGGCGTGAGCATGACTGGTATTATGGACAATGCTTTGCTCAGTACTCCTAACAACCCAGAGTCTGAAGCATTACTGGAGGCTGTACGAGATGTCGCTATTGCAACGAATAAGAAGTGGGCTAAGAAACTTGGTATCAATCAGTCTACTGCCGTTACTGCTGTTAAGCCGAGTGGTACTGTTTCTCAGCTTGTCGATAGTGCTAGTGGCATCCATCCTAGGTTCTCTAAGCATTACATTCGACGTGTACGTTCGGACAAGAAAGACCCGCTTGCAGTATTTATGAAGACAGCAGGGTTCCCTGTAGAGGATGATGTGATGTCTGAGTCTTCGTCAGTGTTCAGCTTTCCTGTCAAGGCACCATCGACCAGTGTGACGGTCAGTGACGTAGGTGCAATGCATCAGCTAGAGCTTTGGAAGATGTACCAGAATAGTTGGTGTGAGCATAAGCCAAGTATCACAGTATACTACACTGACAGCGAGTTCCTTCAGGTAGCTCAGTGGATTTGGGATAACTTTGACTTGTGTAGTGGTATTAGTTTGTTGCCTGTAAGTGAACATACGTATCAGCAAGCTCCTTATGAGGACATCAATGCTGAACAATATGAAGAACTACTAGAATCAATGCCAAAAGATATTAACTGGAATGACCTGCAATACTTTGAGCAGGAAGATAACACCACCGGCTCACAGGAGTTAGCGTGTACCGGCGGTGCTTGTGAGATAGTTTAAAAAAACAGCTATATGAGGTGTTTAACTGCCCATATAGACACTTAAGTAAACTTGGGGGTCGCAATGACCCCCTTTTTTTATTCCTCTTCTTCTGCTGCTGACAGCATTCCTACTCCTGCCGCTGTTGTAGCGCCTACTGCTGTTCCTTTGCCAATAACTTTAGCTGCTTCTAACTTAGTGATGCTACTGTTAGCTGCATCTATATCAGCCTGTGTTACTTTAGGTTTATAGTCGTTCATGGCTCTTTTATTATAAGCCATTTGTTTGGCCTTAAAGTAGGGGTCTGCCATATCAGCCTCCTCCGCTGTCCTAGCCACTCCTGTTATCGCCTCAACGCGCTTAGAAGCAGCCTCTAGTCTATCTGGAGTCAGTCTTCCTTGTATGTCTTTAACAAACTTTTGCTGACCTCTATATGAGTGGGCGATTAAAGGCTGCACTGTCAGTACACCATGACCTCCTATAGGGTTTATACCAAATATGTCGTGACCATCGCTCAGACCTGTATACATCTTCTCGTTGTAAGGGTCTACAGCCAGAAACGCATTCATTCCGCCTAGTTCTTGCTGTCTTGAGTTAAAGGACTGTTGAACTGCAAAATAACCTCTAGGTTTTTTAATGTCGCTTATTTGGTTGCCTCCTACTACCTGTCTATCACCGTCCCGCACAGGAGCCATTTTTAACTTAGGTTCTACCTTTCCTGTTCCGTAAAGTAAATCATCAAAGGTGTCACCTACAAGTTTTATCTTTTCCCCACCTTCGGGAAGACCTAGATGTCCGGCATACCTAGCTTTGAGAACCAACTCAGCAACTTTATTAGCTGACTCAGGAGAGTAGTCATAAAGACCTTCACCAGTAACAGGGTCTTTTGCCCATACTTTAGGAAGAACTTTAGGTTTTAAAGGTTTGCCTGTCTTCTCGCTAATCCTTGGCGGCCCTACCTTTTTATTTCCTTCGGCATCCAACTCGAAAACCATTCTCTTCTCGCCTTGAGGAACAAGACCGGCTTCGTGAAAGTAATGAACAGCTCTATTGTCTATCGTTGTGCTTATCTGAGCAAGCTCCACAGCCAATTCAGGCGGTAGTTTATCAAACGGCTCCAAGCCTTTAGCTTTTCTCATGTTGTTGACGGTCTTTTCTAAATACCTATCAGACATCCCTGTACTAAAGGCACGTACAACAGGAGCGCCTGAGCCACCTGCTCCTACACCTTCTATATAACCTTTACCACCACCTCCTCCGTCAGGGTCTTTCATAAGAACTTCAAAAGGCTTCCCATTAGTTTTATGAGTAGCAGGAATATGGGCAGCATATCTTTCAGCTATTTCATCTGGAACAGTAGCTTCTTTTCTATATCCATTGCCTACAGCGTTGACAAGCCTGGCTGTATCGTTTACATCAAAACCTTCTTCTAAATAGTTAAGAGCAATCGGGCCTTGGAACAGAGCAGTGTTTTTAAACGCACCACCACCCATTTCCTTTCCTTGACCAGAGGCTATAGCAAAAGCTGTAAACTCAGCGTCCTCACCCTTTGCCCCTAGAACATCATCTAGTTTTTTATTCTGGATGCCGAGTACACGGGTAGATGCTCTTTTTGCAGGGTCAACGCTCTCTTCAATAGCTTCAGGCACTGAGCTACCAAAAGCCTTTAGGAAGTTTTTCTTACCTTTAATAGCACTACTGTAGAAATCAGGAATGTTAGTTTGTGTACCTAAAGCTGTTCTGTTAATAAGATTAGCAACGCTCTGCCCTGCGGCTTTAGCAGGCTTACCTAAAATAGGAAAAGCACCTATTCCCGACAACAACATACCTGTACCGTCGCCTCGCTGTCTTGCGTCCTCAAAGTCTACGGCGGCTAGAGCAGTACCAGTCCCCGGTAAATAGTCACCCATCCCCGTAAGTTTCTGGGCTTGTTGTAGGTTCCTACGCTCAGTACCTCCGAATAGCCCCAGTGTTGAGGCTACTCCTTGTTCAACATTACCTCTAAAGGTTCCTTCGTCGGGAACCAGTTGGACGTTAGAACCTCCTCTAACATAGGGGTCGCGCTGTGCGCTTGCCTTTAAATCCCTGTTAAGTTTCTCTTGAAAGGAAGGCTCTTGTTTTATGACACCGTTTAAGATGTCTAATAAAGGGTCACTACTTGTACGGGATTTCTGGGTACTCATACGCCTGTTCTTCCTTTGTTAAGTCTTCAGCATCAGTTAGTGGTAGTTTCATAATCTCTACCAGTGTTGCCCTGTCAAGAGCAAGAGCTTCACGCATCTCTTTTGACTTTGTTCTTCTACTTATCTTATCCATAGTAACCAAAGTCTTACCTAGATACTTACGCAAAGCAGGACTTACAGTACCACGATAGGCGGCGTATCCCAGACCACCGGCAACAGCGGCTGTACCTAAATAAGGCAGTAAGTCTTGCAACGTCTGACTAACAGTAAAGCTACCCAAAACACCTAATGTTGCTATCTTACCGTAAGGTGTTTTTGGCAGTGAAGAGTCAGTAGCTCTCATTATGTTTTGAAGGCTACGACCTAACGCTGTATCAGCATCCTGAGCGGCTTTCTGTTTTACTACGTCCTTGGTTCTATACATTAAGTGCATATCTTTAAGCTGTTCAGCTACTTTAGAAAAAGGAGTAACTTCAATAATTTTACCATTAAGGTAGTCTCTTACAGCTTTCTGAGAAATAGCAAAGGCTGACTCATTACCTTCAAAAGCCTTACGACCTGTGTTAGCAATGTGATTATCAAAAGTTTTACGTAGCTCATGTAAACGAGCAGGTGTAATATCACCATCACCTAACTGACCGTCTAACCAACGGAACAACTGAGCCGCTGTCTTGGCCTGTGTTTCTCCGGCTAAAGCAGGGTTACCAGTAACAGGGTCTAACAGGTCGTCGATAATGCCTTGCATATCAGAACGTATGTCTGCTTTTTTTATTTTAACATAGTCATACTCACGTAGTTCTTTTGTTAGCTTTTCGCCACGATTGTTTATTTCCTTAGTCAGAATGTCTTGGTTCTTTTGATTACTATTCTTACCTAAAACTTCAGTATTTTTCAAGGTATTAATAGTATCTTCATCACGCTGAGTACGTCTGTAACGTGTTACCCCTTTTTCATCAGTGTACATCTGTTCCTGACGCTCGGCACGATTAGCAGGCGTGTCTAAAGGTGTTATTACTTCCTCTAGGTCTGCCCTTGTACGTTCTTCAGCAGTACGAGCGGCTGAACGCTGTAAAGCGACACCACGCTTACGTAGCTCACTTGGAGAGTAAGGTACAGGGTTACGCATCATAGGCGGCTTGTAGACTTCAGCTACCTGAAAGACACCTTTAAGGGTATCAGCCTGAACAGGATTATTCTGTGCAAACTCTGTCCACGCATTAATACCAAACCGAGCGGCATCTAAGCCGACTTCAGCCAAAGGTGTGTCTGCCAGAGGAGCTAATGTCTCAACAACTTTGTCTGCAATTGCTTTTTCATTACTGTCAGGTATAAGTTCTAACAAGCCTTTACCGCCTAACATAACAGCTTCAGCGATTGGGTTCGTAATGTAGCTTTTAACAGCTTCACCTGCTAACTGAGGCACAAGCTGACCTGTAGTGCCTCCTCTAGCAAAAGTCTCTGCTGTTCTTTCCATTGCTCTCTGAGGGAACTGTCTAATACCTTCAACAATGCCCTCTCCTGCTTCTACCGTAGCCTGACCCATATCATAGTCTGTAGGCTGATAGCCTTGAGATGCTTCTTGTTTTGCCTCTAGTGCTTGAGCGGCTCTTACAAGCTCCTCTACAGCCGCCGTGTCCCCCTCTTGGTCAGCAAGGAGGATAGCGGCGTTTAGTTCTTCTAAAGTTGGTTCCATGATTACCGACCTTTATTTAATACGATTTAAGTAGCTCTGAGCGCCTGAACTGTAGCCTTGCTGTGTAGTAGTCATCTCAGGAGGCTGTATGTAAAGGCTCTGATAAACAGCATTGTCTAATTCAGTACCCTCCACTTTGTTAAGAGTGTCCAACGCGCTATTGTTAGCGTTGATAGCGTCCATAGCAACTTGGCTTTCAATACGGATAACTTCTCTAATAGTTCTCTCATCAAGAGCAATATTACCAGCCACGACTTTCTCAATAAACTCTCTATCTTTATCCGAGATTGCTGTACCAGAACCAAGGGCTTTAATAAGAGGAAGTACCTGTTTAGCACGACTAATCATAAACAACTCAGTCGCCGCAACTTTATCTTCCATATCTTCAGGCAGAATACCCATTGCCTTACCTATACGCATCACTTCCAACTGAATAGGTGCGGTAAAACCACTAACAATGCCCTTGTTAAGAACTTCCATACTATCTTGGTTAATTCTTAGTATTTTCTCGGCTGTCTGTGCTTGAGCGTTTAACTCCAAGAAGTTATCAGTCATTTTACCTGTTAGCTTAGAAGTGATACCGTCAGCGGCACTAATCTGTTTAGTAACAACAGGAGCAGGGCGCAGACCTAAGTCCATAGGAGACTCCCACTTACTTGTCTCAGGGTTCCAGACATTAGCAGACTCATCTACACGACGGCTCTGTACTTCTCCCTGAGCATTAGTAAAGGCTTTAATATTTGCTTTCTTACCTTCTAGTTGCTCAATAAACAAAGTATCAGACATAGAATCATACTTACCGTTGTTAATGTCAGCAATAAGCTCAGGAGAAGCGTTTCTAGACTTAGCTACAGCTGCTTTACCCTTACGACCTCCTTTGTTTACTATATTACGTTCCTGCTCTTTGTATATAGTCTTCTGAGCTTCCTCTAAACTACCTCCACTCTGTAAGGATTCTATTGTAGAAGTAAGACCCAGACTCCTAGCAGATGTTACTAGAGCCTTTCTCTGGTCGGCAAGTGCTTTTTTTCTAGCGGCTTCTTCAGCGGCTGCCTTATCTTCAGCAGTAAACTGCATCTGATACTTTGCAATTACGTCTGGAGAAGCACCCATTTTCCCCATAATTTGTAAAAGCTCTTGACGGTCATTAGGGTCTTGAGAGCCAGTAAGCTGTGCAAACCTTTCCTTGAGTTTAACACGTTCAGGTCGGAAGTCTGCCCTAGCAAGAGCTTCGTTTCCTGTAATACCTCCGATACCAGCACCT